TTATTTCTTTTACACATAATTTCCATATTACAAACTCGTTCAGCATATCACATACTCGTTACCCTCTATCTGAAAAAAACTCTCACCGTTAGCATACAATTCAAATTCTTCGCCCTCTGCAGTGGTAAAAATGATACTCAACTCATAGAGACTGTTAAATACCTTGTTAATCTTCGCACCCTTGAAGAACTTATTTATAACCTCTAAACCCTGCTCTTTTGTAAATGTCTTGTACCCTTTCATAATCGTTGTATGTGTATTGTGTTTTAACCTTGCTTTGTAATAATTTATCTGGCGGTTGAAGCCAGATCCGGTGTGAGCCTTTTAACTTTTTTGCTCCTCACACTGAGCTTTTTTTTTAATTTTTCCGTCGTATATCGCCGACCGTTTGTTTCGCCTTTTGTAGCTGCTTAAAAGTGTCCGACAGTGCAGTGGTGCAAGGTTTTATTCGAGAAATACTACCTGAGAGAAAAGAGGTGTGGAGATTTTTAAAGAAACCAAAGGCCCGACCTTGATAAGCGAAATGACGAAAATACCTTTGCAGCAAAAAAGGGAAACACAGAACGGTCGCTATACAAAGGATTTAATCAAAAGGCGAGGTGAGAAAAGAGAGCAAAAAAAAACAGATAGCCATGCTATAGCTATAGAACAAGAACACCCGTGCAGTATTCGGTCTTGAGACATGATAAGAGACGGAGAAAATACAAGCGGGTACGAAACTGCGAAATTCTATTCATATGCTTATCTGAAAGAAATATGTCAAAAATGAAAGGAATTTCGCTGCCCGCAACCATTTATAGGTGGTTGAATAATAAAGAATTACCTATAAAAAAAACGGGGAAAATTCGAATAAATTGGATTTTTTCCGCTCCTCGCGAGCGTAATTGAATGAGCATCGTGCAATTACGCGAGCAGCCGACCGCATTTTTTGCGGTCATCAGAAGGGACACCCCCCAGCGCCCTAAATCGCATTTGCCGATTACCATTTAATAAATTAGCGGAATATGCCGACGGTAACGTGCATCACATGTAAAAGAAAAGAGGTGTACCGTAAACACGGCACACCCCAACCATAAAAGACGATTACCTACTATTTGAATACAGAAGTAATGCCCACATTATACACATTAACAGGGAAACGTTCACAACCTATAGCCAAGGTATCAAAAGCATCACTACCATCAGTTCTGGACTCAAGTTTATCCTCTTCGGTCTCGGCAAGCTTTTCGCCTCGTTTATCTTTATGACCATTATAGACCCCAGCTGTCTGTATAGAGATGAGCAAATCTTCATTATTCTCACGGTTAAATAGAATATGCAAACGGGCGCGCCCGGCCAACATACGGTTAATGAGCAACTGTTTATCAGCATGGTGCATAGGCTTACCAATATAGGTGTTGGTATCTCTTACCAACCATCCCTGTTTCTTGAAAGCATTAATAATTACCCAACGGAAATCCTCATCATTAACAGCATAATTACTACTGAGAGCCGTTGAATCGTAATAAAAAATAACCTCCTTGTGCTTGTGGTTACGATAGTATTTACAGAAGTCAGCAACCAGTTCTACGAGCTTACGTTCATACTTGACAAAGAAAGATTTGAGAATACGCAGTTTCCCATCTTGCACTTGCCCGGCAACAAGCCAATTGATATTAGCATTATAATCAAAGGCAATACAAATGGGCATATTTGCATCAACATCAGCATCCATCAGCGACGAAGGCTCTTTTATTTTATCAAATTTGTATTCGAGAGAATCCAGATAGCCAAAATTTGTGCTTGAGTAATAATTACGTTCAGATAGAGAATTATAGAAGCCGTCACGCGCAATTCCCACACGTTTACACATTACAGAGGTTTGAAAGGTAAGCGGTGGTAGGTCACGCTTCAACTGTGAAATAAAAGCATCCCCAAGGACAGCGAGATTATACAACGTAGGAGCTTCACGATAATATACAGCAACAGAACGCAGTTTGCATAGATCTCGATTGAGTTGAGTCAGATAATTCCTCGTATATTCAGGGACAGTGCGACCTTCAGCGTGCAATTTCTTAACACGTTCCTTAACCTTCCATATCTCGTAAACAATGCCACGAATAATATCAATAGTCTCTTGGTCACACTTATTTTGATAATCAAGAAACCAACTACCCTTCTTCGTCAAAGGCATATCACTTGTGATAAGCATACCATGATGATAGCTCCGATGGCCGAAATATTGGCGATTACCACGATTGGCAGGGAAAGTCTCATCTTTCAACTGCTCGAAATCAATGAATTTAGCCTCGTCAATATCCAGCGCATCAAAACTATGTGAGTTCGATGTTCCTTGCCGGTCTTGAGAAATAATAAACCCTATCGATCCATTATAAAAAGATAGCACATTATCATAATTCTCAGGCTTAAATATTGGCTCCTCCCAGCCCCAAGCTTTTGGAGGTTTACGCCCTATGCACCAATGAACATTCCGCTTGAAACCCCACTTTTCCCAATGAACAAGCATAGAGGGCAGCGTATTAGTGAGCGCACGCTTGGCATTAGGCGAAACAATACCCGTAATCGAACGCGGCATTCGCTGAAAATTCCTCAAATTCCATTCAGCGTGTATCACACCCTTGCCAATAGCACGCCCGGCACAAAGAATAGTATCCTTGGCACCGATATACATAATCTCCTGTTGTATGTCGTTAAGGTATATTTTCTGCATTCGGATTTACTTTGAAAATATCATCCGGATTGTAATCCTCATCCTCGGGTTTAATCTCTTCGACGTAGTCACATTCCTTACTGTACTGCTCGATTTTCTTTCTGATAACCTCGCGAATATTAGGAATAGGCTTAAATCCGGCCACAGAGGGGTCATCGGTTGGGACGAAAGCCTGCACAACAATCTTGTCATAATCGAAGTTGAGTTCATCATCTTTGTCAAGATGTGTATATTTCGCATACTTGTCAGCAGCTGCTGTCATAGCCTTTGCATCCTTGTTGATGCGGGCCACCTCATAGGCCTCGTGAATCATTTCCAGGAAACGGTAACGATGATAGTTCTTAGATGTCTTTTGGAATTCACCGAGGAGCAGTTTTAAGATGGAAAGATCCGTATAAGCCTGACTCTTGCCGAGCTTATAATCCTGCTGAAGCTTAAGTACAATCTCCTTATCCTTAAAACGCGGATGTTGCAACCAAAAGTTGTAAAGGTCACGTAAGCGGAAGAGATGCTCTTGCGTGGCGAGCGGCAGCCCGATACGTTGCATATCCTGGACATCAGCGAAAAGATGATCGCGGGCAGTGTCTATAATTTCGGGCAGTGGCATATTATTCGTCTATAGTCATATCTTTAACATAGCTTGCCGTGAGTTGCACAGCAAGCGGAGAACCAACCTTTGCAAGCTCAAGTTCCTGCTTACGAAGAGCCAACGCGGTAGTCGCTTTGCCCTTGTCATACGCTTTGCGTAGAGGTGAGAGTTTATTGCTTAGTTCCTCACGCAACAAAGTCTCATCAACATCAAGCAGAGCTGCTATATCGCTCACAGGGGTTAATGCCTCGGCAAGTTCCCGAACATTATGTATAAAATCATCAGAGTAGTCCATCAATGGGTAAAGATTTATCCTGCATTAAGGCAAAGCCCTGTGCAAGCGTGTTATACAGTTCTGGCGAAGATGAAATAATTCCACACTCAAAGCGATTTCCGCGCGTTTGATTCTGCGAGGTGACAACCGCCACTTTGTAGCGATTATTACCGAGCAAAACGACCTTAGAGTGATTCTCAGCAAGGTGAACGGATTCAAATATAGAAGTAATAAACTTATATAGATGAACAGTTTTCCTTGCCGCTTTAAGGTCGCAAATAAGAGAAGCCGACGTGATTAAGCCCTCTTTCCGTAATCGCCAGATACGGCGCAGAAACTCTTCGGAGGTGGAGAAGGTTGAGATAACAATCTCCGAAGCCCCGATGTGTTCCAAGATAGAGGCAATCACATCGGCCAGCTGGACCGTGTTTGAGAAATAAGCCTGCACAGGCCTATCCTCAAACTGTTCCAACTTGAAAGCCATAAAGTCAAAGGTTTATGCCAAGTTCAGATAATTCGGCAAGAGTGTCGTCGCTGATGGGCGCGCCAGCTTGCTGTATTATCCTTGCACGTTCTACAATTTTAGCACGGAGAGCGTCAGCTTTCGTTTCATTACCCTCCTCGATGAGCTTTTTCAGTTTACCCTTACCTTCAGAGATGTACTTTCTCGCATTACCAATCTGTGTAGCGAGTTCTGCCGGGTCCAGAGGCTGTTCCTCGGATTTGATAGGGAAGTTATCTTCCTTATCATCTACATCTTCAGGAGAATTTCTTTCCTTAACATAGCTGTCATATTTTGTAAGTGCTTCACGGTAAGCCTTATCCGCTTCATGAAGAAGTTTCAGCTTCTCGTAGCGGTCGCAAGGCTGCTGTTTCTCCATAGCCTTCAGTTCCTCAAAGAGAGCTTTGATTTTTGTGTAACGGTCAAAGTTACCATCCCAAAGTTGCTGTATTTCTGCAGGAAGTTCATCGTGGTCGGCACGCTTGCCTGAATACTCGCTTTCAGGTGCAACACGTTCGGTAAAGTGCGCAATAGTTTCTTCCACTCGTGGTACTATCTCAGTCTGCATGCGGACAACATCCGCTATTGTCTTATTATCAAGGCGCAAACGAAGGTATTTTTTAAGTTCATACTCGACCTTACCCATCATTCTGCAACCTTTACTGATAACATTCTGATAAAGTACGCGGTTACGGTTGAGTTTTAACATCAATTCTGCGCCGACGGCAATATTTCTGTCATCAGTAGGAGTGTTCAACCATTCCTGGATCTGTAATGTCAATTTTTCGTCCATAAAATTTAATTAAAATGTCGGCAGTCCTCACAACATTATACTGTAGAACTGCCGACTACACACAAACAAAACTTTTTATTTACTAACTATTAAGTCGTCAGTCCACCTGTCGAGGCATCAATATCACCGTCATCGGTAACAATCTTGCCTACATAAAAAGGCGCAGGGCATACATCGCTTACTTCAACCGAGATTGTAGTACCCGATGTATCAGTTTCTTTAGCACCTGAAGCTTGCGCAGGTTTAGTGTTTGTTTCGAACATCTCATTACCTACAACACGATATTTGCCATCGCGCTGCTGAATGAGATATACAAGATCGTCACTGTTTGCCATTCGGCAAAAACCAGTAGCCTCTTCGTTACGGCCGGCATGTTTCAAAGTACACTTATTAAGGAATGTCTTTGAAGGCGCATCACCCTGAGATTCGGAAGAAATATCAGAATCACCGGTAAGCACATCTATTCTCTTCCATTTAGCATCAGCGGCCAAGGTAAAATCACCTTCATACGTAGCCAATGCACCCATATCCACTCCCTCGGCACTCAAGTCAGGAAGTGTTGGATACTTAACAATGCTCGATTTAGGAAGGAAATAGACACGCTTGCGGATACCGGGAAGAACTGTAGTTCCTTGACAAAAATCAAGGCTATCATACAAAGCTGAATTATTACAAACTGTTGTCATAGTTACCTCCTTTTTTAATCAGCGAACAACTTACCTACAAGCATACGCTCGGGCGAGAGAGTCTCGAACTGGACACCAAAGAACATAGTAGCGACAAACTGAAGAACAAAAGCTGCATGTTTTTCGACAAGTATCTGTTCCTCCTCGCCCATCTGATTGACACCAACAAGCATATTGCTTGCAGTCGAAAGATGAATATAATTGCTATCTTTCTTGTTCGCAAGCGGAACAAATTCTATATTATCAAAACCCTCTACTGCCTTCTGACCGTAAGCTGTGTTATAAGGAATTGCACCTGTTGTTTGCTTGTAATCCTTACAATACGCTCTATAAATCTGAGGCGAGCAGAATAGTTTCAGTTTGTTTGTCTCTTCGGTAAGCAGTTCGTTCGCACTCTCACAGAAAGCGGTAATCTGGTCCACAGCATTATCAACAGAAATGGCCTCAGAGAATTCAAAAAGGTTCTCTTTCGCTTTCGAAATTGCTCCTGAACCAATTTCTGTAGCAGTAATAGTGTCAAAACCATTGAAAAGATCCTTTGTGGTGTCGCCATCATCATTACGGACAGCATTCCACAAATTTTTATAAAGGTTATGTCCCAAACGACCGGCATAATAAGAAAGAACTCTCTTTACGATGTCGGCAGATTTAAGACTTTCGCCTTTTGTGATGGCTGAGCCATATAGTGATTTATAAACACTGTTAGGCTTGAACTCACGAACAACTGATCCAAAGAACGTTGAAAGAGTTCTACCATTAACGGTAGTTTCACTCTTATCTATTCTTGTGTCACTGTAAGGTCCAAACTGCATATCTCCGCTTAGCTCGCCTACTGTGTCCGAATATCGAATTCCGGTTCTAAGGCTCATGTGAGCAAGCACAGGACCTAAGGCAAACACAGGCATCATAAGCAGTTCCTTGCGAAACTTTTTGGCTCCATTGGCCAAATCTTCATGTTTAATATTAACCATTGATCATGTATTTTACGTCGTTAAACATCTCCTTTGAACGTTTGATGTAATCATCATTAACGTCCTCAGTAGTTACACTCTCTTTTGTGTCGTCGGCAGGCTGTTTCTTAAGATTCTCTACCTGTTCCTCAAGTTCCGATATACGAGTATCGCGTGTAGCGATATCATTATCTTTTGAGGCAAGAGAATTCTCCAATCCGGCCAAATGCTCCTCGACCTTTTGCATTTCATCATTTGAAATTGCAACGATGCCATTGTCGGCTACGGTAAAGTCTTCTTTATCAAGAAGCTTTCCGATGGAATTGAATTTCTTTTTCATTAGATGGTTATTATTTGATTTATCGCCATTGTCGGGAATATAGTGTTCTTCATTCTTTTTGCCCGAGAAAGAGGCAATAAAACGAGAAAACCAAGAAGGGGTATCGTCCTCAAAAGTGAGATTGTCAATAGGAAGTTCCATATTAAGGAATCTATCCTTATCGGCCAATGAAAGATTCTGCTTTTTATCATCATCGGAAATCTCGTCTATGAAACCAAGTGCTAAAGCCTCTGTAGCATTAAGCCACTTACCCTCTTTAAGGACATTAAGAATCTCCGAAATAGGTTTACCGCATCGATCGGCATATAGCTGTGCAAGAACAACATCTATTTTGTCATTCTCTTTTTTGTTTGCGGTAAGATCCTCGATTAGTTTTTGAATTTGGTCGGCATTATAACTGCCCCAAGCATCGATAAAATTAGAACATTTGTGAACGAGGAAGAAAGAGTATTTACCCATCACAATTTTTTTTGCACCCATAGCTGCCACTGTTGCAGCCGATGCTGTAAATCCGGAGATATACACAGTGACATCTCCATGGTCACGAAACTGACGCATAATATCCAGTCCATCATCAAGGAGTCCACCTGGCGATGAAATAAGCACATTCACCGGTCTACCTTTATGACGTGACAAAATTTCTCGAACGAAAGTTTTCGAGCAATTCCAGCAACCAATTGTAGTGTTAAGAATAAGTTGATAGTCCATTTGCATTATAATTTATGCAAATGAACATATGAAGTGTGCGATGTAAAAAGACTTACAAAAGCTTCTACTTATCTAAAATTGGTAATAAACCCACTAAATTAGAGTATGTAACCGTTAATGTGGTACCGGACTTATCTGTAACAACAGAAGGATAATTATCAGATGTTGTTGTTACCGGGAATGGTGCAACATTGGTACCAAGCAAATACTGTTCGCCCATAACAGTAATTAATCTGTAACAGAGGTGTCTGTTTCCAACCTCAAAAGAGTTCTTAAGCAACACCTTCAAATTTATCGAATACACAGTGTTTTTCTTCGTAACTTTGGTTACAACAGTTACAGCTGACAGTCCGACAGTGTCCATTTTCTGAAAATTGCGAAATGATTGCAAAAGGACACCCTTGCCGGGAATGACAACTATCTCTTTCAAAAAACGAGCTTCGATAAATTCGACCTTGTGTATATTATTCAAAACAGGCATCATAAGTAGTTAAAATTACGCAATAGTTGTTAATGGTTTATAATTACTAAAAATCGCAGTCATTATCCTTTTTTTTTCGTGAAAAATTTCGCAAATCGATTCCTTTTTCTGTATAAGCTTTCCTTATGCGAAAATACCTCTGTCTGACAGTTTCCGCACTATCAAGTGAAATACCATGCATCTCGCACCATGCAGCAATGTGAGAATTCACACCTTTACCATTACTCGAGAGTGTCAGTTGTGCAAGTTCACTCCAAAGATTTTGAAGAAATAAATCTTCGATAACTCCCACTATAGCTTTTTTCCCACTATTAGAGATATAGTTATAATATTCTGCCGGCTTTGCCTTAGAGTCAGGAATATAGATAGCTGTATAATCGTTATCATAATTAACCTCTACCGGACGCCCAGCAGGCCAACGCTGAAGAAAAGTACGAATAACAGCATTCTCATTAGAGTGGTCTGGGAACCTAACCGGATGACCGAGAGAATTAATCAGCCACTCTCTTAGGTAGGGTTTCAGCTTAATATATATACAAAATTGGCTCATATATAATTATTTACATCTACAAAGATAATAAAACCGAGCAACAAATCTGTCAAATTAAACAGATTTATAGACACATATTTAGCGTTCTACATATTCTACAAATTCTACAAATTCGCATCTTGCTGATTTTCAAACACTTGCGAATACATAAAATTTACTACAATGTAGGAAAAGTAACTATTTTGTAGAAAAAAATGTAATGTAGAAGAATTTGTAGAATAATGTAGTAATGTTGTAGCCTATATTCTACATCTTAACTTATTCATTATAAACATTGTAGAATATGTAGAATGTGTAGAACGGGTTTTTACCCGAAAAATTAGCGCATTTACACGAATTTTACTCGAAACAAGGTATAAAACAAAAGGGCGCTGTCTCCAGCACCCTTTAAAAACAAATAAAAACAGCTTCCTTATTCCTCTAATTCATAGAAATATCCAGTAAGCAGTTTGTCCGTCCCGTTTGTTTTAATATTATATTCCAATTTCTCACAAACGAATTTCTTATTTCTAATTACAAAGGTAGAATTTACACGCAATTGCTTATTGCTGAAAAATTTAATACAATATTTAACTTGAGTATCTATCCTTTGTAGCTTTTTATACACCTCTGAATAAAACGTACGGTAAGAGTACTGCTTATCAGCTAAAGTCTGTTTGAATGAATCTATATTCAATGACAAACTTTCATTTGCAAATTTTTGAATGGTACCACCGCCTGTGTAAGTCTCGCCTTGCCATTGATACATCAGATAGCCGGCAGGATAAAAGCATTGAACACCGTTCCCGGGAAAAGCAATCTGTGTCAAGAAAGAACTAGGGTACTCTTGTGTCGCACTACCGGTAAAATCACGTTTAACAAAGCCACCATCATAAAGACAGATGAACATTATATCCTCTTTGGTATCGACCTTTTCTGTTTCTCCACTAATAAGGCCTGCTATATAAGCATTAGTTTCAGCGTCAATACCTGCCGGGTCAGTGTTGTCAGCTTTTACAAGATGGAAACCATCACTACTGCCAACAAGAGAGCCATCAATATCATAACAAGGTACAGCAGCTGCCCGAGTAGTCTTTGAAGGACAAATCTTCAATTCAATATCAATATCACTTTTGCCATCAACGTTTATTTTATTAGCAAATTCATCTATAAATATTATCCGAGCATGATTTTTGTATGTTCTTCCTTGAGAGTCAATATGGTCATACAGTTCTATTATTACAGAGCGCCCACAAATTTTAAAGATAGTACCTTTGTACTTAAACAACGAACTATAATCGGATGTCTTATCGGCTTTACGCACTCTATACAAATGGTCCACGAGATTCTGTAACCCGGTTGTAAAATCTGAGGCATCAAAAGATGTGTCAATCTTGGCACTCTTCCTTATATCATCCTCTATACAGTCATATTCCGAAACTTCAGCATATCCTACATTCGCATTAGTAATATCATTCGTACTATCTACTTCCATAGTCACAGAGTATTCATCTACAATTTCGTCGATATACTCAATGTTACTTTTGAAAAAATCTGCACGTGCCTTAATACTTGTTTTCTTCGTTCTTTCATCTATATAAATAACTACTGCAAACATATTTTCAATCTGTTCTATTAATTCTGTAACAGTCCAATGTGGAAGAGCTCGAGCAATGGCTGCGCGATTGTTTGCTGTAACAATAACAAGTTTCATAAAAAAATCATTATCGCGCAAACAATTCTCCGCAATAGGATAACCAAGATGTTCAAAAATACGTTCAATCATCGGAACAAGATAAGGCTGTGCAGATAGACACACCGTATCAAGGTCATTAATAACTACGTAGTGTCTCCCTTCGCCATTATACTGATATCGACGAACACCGAAATTATTACATGTAACATCATAATTCTCATTTACGCAAGGAAGAGCAACCCACTCGACCGGTAACTCTTTTGTATTTACGTTCCATAATTTCCTACACAGGTTCTTGTAAGCATTATCTAATCCAATGGAATCTATTTCCTCTTGAAAAGTATCAGAGAGCTGCTCCGCCATGGTACGCATAGTGAGGTCCGAAGAGGTAACACCGGCAACATCATACCAGCTCCCCAAAGGCAACTCGTCTATGAAACGGTTTTCATTCTTCGAATAGAAATTAAGTTCCGAATTTCCACCCATCAACTGTACTTTTATTGACGTATCTGTAATATTAGTAATAGTTGCAGTACCATTTAGAATATCCATATTATCCACCTGTAACCTGGCCTTAAAAGTCGTGTTTACCGCCTTTCTCTGATCTTTACGGTATATGTGGCCAAAAATGGCGATATTCTCAGGACAAAGAGCCGGCAATGTAATATCGTATGTGTAAGTTCCCGTTTTTGTGAAGTAGGTATTCTCGCGTACGAATTTTATAGTCTGCTTCTCATCAATTACGGCTCGTTTACCATTCAAATATAAGATTGTCATCGTTTAGGATTATTTTTAAGTTTGTTATAATCTGAATATTTTTTGTCAAAACCACGTTCACCGTCCATCACCATATAAGTTTCAATGCCGGCATCCAACAGCTCGTTGAGTTTTTGAATAACCTTAGCATTACTACTTATACTTCCAGCGACAGCAAGCAACTCATTGTTGCTATTCGCACTCTCATTAGCAGTGGTTGCAGTTGCTCTTACGACAGCACCGGTACCGAGTGCATGGGAAACATCATTTGCCGTAAGACTACCAACGGTATTATTACGCTGAGCGTAATCGAGCAGTGAGAAGAAAGGCATCAACACCGGATTGCGTGTAGCAGCAGCATTGGCAACAAACTCATTAGCATGAACAACACCCACCTCTTCGCGGTCGTTGGCCGAGCGTCTGGTAAAACCACCTCCATAGTAACCGGCCTGTTGTGCTTGATGTTGTTTCTGTATTGTAGCTATTTGCAAAGCACCTGCAGCCAGAGCCATAGCAGCAGCTACCGGGCCTAACAGCCAATTCTGCTTCGACGCCGAAGCATAGGCGTTGATAGCAGCTACCGCTGTTTGTGCCACCGCCTGTGCAATTTCAATTTTCTGTGCTTTTTTATTATATTTATTCTTAATTTTCGCTATCTGCTTTTCTTTTTGCTCCTCAAGTTGCTTTGAGCGTGCAGAGTTCTTTCCGGCAGCAGCTATCATCTTGTCATATTTCTTTTCAATTTCTGCTACTTCCACATTACAACAAGCCTGCGAATATGCAGAATATTGCTGAAGAGCAGCACCGGCAACAGCCCATGTTGCTTGTGCAACAGCACCAATTTTCTCCATGGAGGAAATTGTTTTTTCTGTGGTACCGGAAACAAGAGCATCTATAGACGTGTACATATTAGTGAGCATATCACCGTAGCCACCATCGGAGAACTTACCACCATTGGAATATTTTTCCTGAATGGCCTTGCGTAGCTGCTGGTACTCCTCTTCTTTTACAAGTCCTGCAGTGTGCATCTCATCGAGGACGGTAAGTTCCGCCTGCATCTGCACCTCGCTACTATTCCCGGCATACTCTTTGCGCCACTGTTGCAGTCTATCGGCATACTCTTTTTGTTTGCGAAGCTTCTCATCAGCTTCGGCCTGCGCAATCTGCAGTTCAATCTGATGTACCTCTTTCGACTTCGCCTCCTCGCGATAGAGAGCTGCTTTCCTGCGCAGATAGTCGATGTTTATCTCAAAAAGGCGTTGATCGCGCACCTTCTCGTTGCCATAAAGCACACTGTTCACATCATAGCAATCCTGAAGGATTTTGTTTCTCTCCTCCTGCTTCTGACGCTCAAGGTCGGCCAGCGACATATTAAACACCTCATTATCGTGTTTCTCAAGCAGTTGCTTTTCCTTGTCAAGCAGCTGCTGATAACCCTTCTCTTCGGTCTGATTCCGCTGTTCATAGACTGCCTTACAGTCGGCCAGATATTGCAGTTCCGCCTGATGGAGACGCTCGATGTGTTCTTGATAGGAAATTTCTCCGCGCGAATAGGCTGCATCCTCGATGGCACGTTGCTTTTCCCATTTCGCTTTAGCAGCTTCCTCGGCGAATGAAATATCTTTCTTGGAATCGTCACCGGAACTATTCCCACCGCCAGCACCACCAGACCCCGGAACGGGACTATTTACGACTTCGGCAGCCAATGCTTTGCCAATATCGTTGCCGTATGCCTTGAAAAGCAATTCTTCTTTCTCTTTAATTACATCAAGTTGTTTTTCAATGTCGGAAAGTTGCTCTTTTTTCTTAATCAATCTAGAAGTACTTCTCATTCCTGAATAATCTACCATTGTGGTACCGGCAACACCTCTTGCTATTGATGCACCTGAAGTCTCGTTGGCTTCCCTTTGCCACTTTCTAATAGATTCTATTTCATTTTCTTTTTCCGCCTTGCTGATATTCAACTGAGCCCTTTTCTCGCCCAATTCCTTTAACATTTCCTGTGCACCCTCTATTTCGTATTTCTTGGCAAGAGATTTCAGGTAGGCGTCAAGCGCTGTTTTATTGGCCTTATACTTCCCGGTCGTTTCATCGAGTTGGGCATTGTATCCTGGAACAATCTTGTTCAAAGCATCAACAGCCTTTTTCCTTTCAAGCAAAGATAGTTTCTCGTTCTCTGCCACCTTTACCAAAGCCTTCAGACGAGTTTCTTCCTCGGCGATCTTCTTTTTGGCCTCCTTCCTGATATTGTTTAAAGCCTTCTCGGCTTCAGTCGTTCTGTTTAATCGCCTATTGTAATCTATGAGTAAACCAATTATTACCGTCAAAGCAGTTATAACAATACCCCATGGATTACTTTTCATAACATTGCCTAATTGAACCAAAAACAAGCGTGACTGACGCAACAAAACAATCTTTATTTTTCTTAAATTAATGGCGTGCTGCATCTGCAAATTTTTAGCTTTCAAATACCCAGTGTAAAGCAAAACTGCAGAACCTGTACTTATAATAGTACCCTTATAATCATTGAACACATCCAGCAGCACATTGAGTGTCTTAATCATAAATGTGCCGGTAGAAGTGAAGCTGCCCATCACAGGCAAAAGTTTCTCACCGAGAGCAACCTTCACCTCTTCGAGTTTTTTGCGTTTCTTTTCAAGTTTGGCCTCTTCAGTCTCATTCTGAACGGTAAACTCCTTTACTACCGATGTTGCCTCGTTATACGCCTGTATCGCGACCTCCTGTTGCTGTCTCACTGCATCGATATTACCGGCCAACGCGGCAAGTACCGACGATGCACGCGCCCCATCAGTACCCATCTCTTTAAAAATGGGAGCAAGAACATCCATGTTGCCCATAGACTTTAGTCGCTCAAGCAACACCAATAAGGCCTCGTTTGTATCCTGCTTGAGTATGGAAGTAAACTCCTTCAGATCCATACCTGTAGCCTTTGCAATCTTTGCCGGGTCTTGAAACAGCTTTGTTATGAGCTGCGAAACAGCTGTGGCTGACATTTCCACCGCCTGCCCCTGTGAATCGAGTACAGCAGCATAACCCATTATTTGAGGAATTGTCATTTCAGCCTGCGCACCTACACCGGCAAGACGTTTGGTAAAGTCTGCCAAATAAGGTGCCGATGCTGTACAGTTCTGCGACAACTCGTTTATAACAGAGCCGACGGCAAGCATAGACTTCTCGGTACCGAGAGCCTTTTCATCGCCAAAAATGTTTGTGAGCTTTGAAATGGTAAGCGTTGCACCCTCTCCGAGGTCGTCGAGTGCAACATTAATAATATCTGCAGCTTTAACAAAACCAAGAACATCCTCTTGAGATGTTTTCCCAAGACGGCCTGCCTCCTCAGCAAGTTTGTTGAGTTCGACAACCGATGTGCGGGTATCGATATTTTTCAGTTCTTCGTTGAGCAATTCTACTTGTTTACGTGTCATTCCTGTAAACTTCTGCACATTGGCCATCTCTGCATCGAGCGCGATGTAGCTATCTGCATTGTCACGTACAAAATCAGCGATATTGTCTTTTAAATCTATAAATGAGCCGAATATCATTGAGAGATTTCCGCCAATATCGAGCATATCCTTCATAGAAAGCCCGGCATCTGTTACCACTTTCTGTTCATCGGCAATTTTCTTGAGTTCCGATTTTACCTGCTTGAGTTTCTCGTTATATTCGTCCCACTCTTTGGTACCACGCTCGATATGGCCGGAATTTAATTCACGGTTAATTTGGGTAAGGATTCTTCTTAGTTCCTTAGGATTCGCAGTCGAAAGATGTTGCATTGCTTCATCAACGCTCTGAGTGCGCCTGCGTAGCACATCCATTTGTTCATAAGTCTTCTTAAACTCTGCACCTTTCTCTTTTATAGCCTTTGTATCTTCGGGATTCTTTTTTCGTAGTTCGTCAAACTCTTTACCAAGGTCTTCGACTTTCTTTTGCAGTGCGGGTAATTGTTTTTTTGCCTCTTCGTCATTGATTTTTACGAGGACTTCTGCTACTTCTCTTATTGTTGCCATAGTAGGATAATTTTTCCTGCAAATAAATAGCAAAATAAGAGTAGAAAAAAAGACCGAAACCCACAGTAAAGTTTCGGTCTTTTTTCTTATTTCTTTTTTTTCTTGTATTTCAAAAATTTTGGTTCCCATTTGAAAATGATTGAAATTAACGCCAATGGGAATAACAACGGTATCATTATAGTATAAAATATCACATTAAACAGACAGCCAAAGAAAGTTTGTTTTGTTTTATATAAAATAAACAAAATCAACATGGCGCTTACTGCATAGATGCCATGCCCGGGACCAAAGAAATGCAATAGTATCATACCCACCTCCTTTACTTTGTTCAAATATAGCGAAATTTCAGGAATAAAACAAAATTCAGCCAAAAATCTTCAGGAAAATCTTTTCCTAAACATCCTCCTCGGCACTCTTTCTACACTCCCCCACGAACTGCATATTCCAATACCATTCATAGTCGAAATAAACTGTCTTGTAGCCAAGGTTTACCATTATCTCTGCGATATCGTTTATCTCAAGTTCTACCAATTCTCTAATGATTACTTTAATAGTGTGAGATGTAAACTCTACCACTCCATCAAACTCCTCCATCGGGCGGTACTGCTCAAGAAAATCGAACAACGGAGAATAAATGGCATTGTAATTTGAACGCAATGTGCTAATCTGCTCTAAATACTTATCGTTACTCATAATTGTACCTCCTTTCCGTTCAACATAAAATATCGTATTGGCATATTAAGACCGTTTCTGTAAACCCCTGTTATCGTTGCAATGTAGAAGCGGACAACTTGCTGGTCGCTGTTTCCATTGACAACGACGTGTATGCAGCTCATACGGTTTGTTGTCACGGAAAACGGTTTGGTCTTTGGGTAGAGTCCATTTGCGTGCCTTACTACGCTCTTGATGGTTTCTACAAGGTCATCAAAGTCTTTTTCGCTTGTCAATAGGCAACCTTTGTAATCCTTGCAGAACTTGCATATATCCTTTGCCTTGTTGTTGATGGGTGTAAGCGTTTCCACCTCGTGTATCAGGTACATCATTTGCTTACCTCCTTTCCTGCCACAAGAGCCTCGATAGCCTCTTTTATTGATAAATCGCTATACTCCTTGTTGTTGAACAATGTGTAGCTGAGAAGTGCCATACCTATGCCAAGGGCAATGCACCACCCGTTCATCAGGAACAGGCCGAACACAAGGAGCAGCGCCGAACAGAGCGAAACACCCGCCCAGCAGAGTATGCCGACGCCGTACTCGAACAGTATGTGTAGTGAATGACTGCGGCGGAGCCTTGCCACCGCCTTAAGAACTTGCACCTTGCCGCCGATGGTGGCCGATGGTGCCGGGATTGAAATTGTTTTCATACGAAACTATGATTGTTAGCAAATGGCGAAATAAAAAACGGCCGCCATACCCGTTGCTAACAATCATAGTTCACCCCGAAGGATTCAGTATAATTCGGATACAGCGACCGCTATGTGGTACGCATAGTTTCGTATATGGTGCCGGCTAAAAAGCCGAAGCATCGGGGCATAAAAATAGCCCGTTTCGTGACGAGCAATTAACCGATGCCCTACGGAGTGAACATATCACCATGATTGTTAGCACTACAAAAGTAGCGCTAAAAATTGAATAATCAAAAAATCAGCGAGTTTTTTTCTCGCTGATTTTTTGATTAGTTGTTTTCGAGGATTTCAATGAGTTCCCGTTCACGAATGATTTTTATTTCGTGTCCTTTGGCTATCCAGTCCTCAATCTTTTTAATCTTCGATGGTCCGGCTCCTTGCCCCATAACAACGACATTTGTCTTTCCAGATATCGCTGTATTGATGTCTGCACCTAAAGACTGAAGGCGCGCGGCAAGTGCGTTCCTGTCCGGGTAGGCATCGAATGTGCCGGTAATAACCAGGTTAGAATGGAAAAATACTGTATTCTTGTTATCCACATCG